CCCCACTGTTTAATTAAACCGTTCCCTTTTTTGACATAGCTCGCAGTATCGCTTGTTTCCTGTGCAACGATGTCGGAATTTAAAATAACATAATGCGCTCCGTCAAAAAGCATCTCATACGTGCAACCTCCGCTTATTGCTCCTATTCCGCATTGATATTTACCGACATACACCGGTGCGGCTCCGGTATAGTTATTGCCATCGTGTACATTGAGCGTCAAATTATAAGTGCCTCGTGTACCGCCGCCGTCATTGGCAAACTTAACATAGAAATGCGCTCCCGCTTTCCGCACGAAGCCTTCAATCGTTACCGCTTTATCCATCGTATTTGTGGCGGTTGTACAAATACCGAAATTTGCACACTCGCGAACTGCATTGCCCTGAGTATATACAGGGATGCCGGCGCTCCCTGCGTTGCCGAGTGTTGCGTGTATATCCGTGCAAGCAGTCGCGATTCCATCGCTGTTAATAAAAATCGGTGTAGATGTATTTCCAATCGCAGGATGCGCTTGCGGCGTTCCGATTTTATGGGCGTATGCGGAGGCATCCGCTGTTGCCGCCGCGACTGCAGGGCAAACTTTCGGTGTGCCGGCACTGTCTATATATATGGGCGTTTTTTCCGTCCCGACGGACAGCGGCGCTCCGTCCGAACCCAAATGAGCGGCGTATTTAGCATCAGTCGCTTCTTTCGCCTTTCCGACAGTCACGTCTTTTAGTTTCACGGCTTTTGTTTTTGTCCCCTGCTCGATAATGAGGAGATCTGCGTCTGATGTATTATTTGCCGGTGCTTTTGTATATATTTTACCGATGGTTATGCCTGCCATTTCTTTACTCCTATAAAAAACATTATAAAACTCTTAGCATTTTGCCAGAGCACATATTCCATTATTGTTCTCTCCGAGTATCAATTTCGCATATTCGCTTTCTGGATTTATTTTAACTACAAATCGGCTTGCATTTTTTGATGCCGGCTTTACGAGTATGATCGATTTTCTATTGTCGCTGTCATCACAATAATGTAACGGAGATTCAAAGGTTGCAGGTGTAAACTGTGCGAAACTGAATTTACTTCCTGTCGTATCGCATCCTTTCAGATGTGATATTTCGGCAACATTTCCTATAAAATCCGGTCCGTCCCCGCGTATAACACCTTCTCCTCCGATTATCGTTGTATAGCCGTCGTACAAAATTGCAGATGCACCATTAGGAAAACGCGGTAAACGCTCTTGGCTCCATGTTTGCCCGCAATCAGGGCTTACATAAAAATCAACCCCATTGCCGGCAAATTTACATTGGACAATAGTCGTACCAACACACACAAAAGTATCTGTGATATTAGTTCTGCCGCTCGCAGCAGGCATCCATGTCTCTCCGTATGTGGTACTTTCACCAATACACAGATCGCCTGCAAAAAAAAGCCACAGGTTTCGCAATTTTTTGATACGTAGAATTTGCAAATCGACATTGGTGGGTGTTGGCAATGTCGCGTTTACGATATGCCATGTGTGTCCACCGTCATGGCTCAAACAAAACAAAAGCGGAACAGTCTCCATTGTATATCGATTCTGTAGTGACACAAAACAAAGATGTTGCCTGTCTTCAATGGCAAAACCAAATCTGGAATAGTGCTCCCCCGAAAAAGCATCGATAAAATTTTTCCCCTTGTCAAAACTGATTTTGAGTGTGTGCTTCATCGATGGAGCAAAACCCTGTTGTTCCTTGATTATAATTGTATTCGAATAAACATAACTTTCAATATTGATTGTCTTAGAAGAACCGTCGTTGGAAGTTTTTAAATAAACAGTTTGCCATGAGTTTCCCTTATCATAGCTGACAATGAGTTTATCGGTATGCCCGTAGGGTGTGCCGCCTGCATCATACAAACCTTTTATCTGCTGTAAAACTATTGCTTCGTCAGTTACGAACAAATTGCTGATACCGAACCCGTTTTGAAGAACGGAATTGAGATCAATAATGTGCCATAAATAACCGTCGGTACTCCAAAAAACATAAAACGGTGTTCTCCCGTTATAAGTGTCACCATAACTAAAAAACCAAAGCAAAGAATCTGTTTTTCCGGCCTGTTCCCAACCTGTTGTATTATAATATTTCTTATACTTGTTATCGGAAAAGACGGTAGACCAAGTTTTACCTTTGTCCGCACTTATTTTGACAATAAGCTGCCGGTCCTGAAAATTAAAAGCGATAGCGACAGATTTGCCTTTAAACTCAATCAGGTGCACAACACGTATATTGCTGTCGTAATTCGATGTATCCCAATTCATCGTACTATTTTCCTCATACCCCTTATAACCTACTGCACAGGCAATGAAGAACACTGCCGTCAATAATATTAATAAATTTCGTCGCATAATTTTTTCGCAAACCTCCTTTTATCCTTCGAACCATATATCACCTTTTACCGGTGTATCCGGTTTTATTGCACAAAAATGTATTTCTCCGACTGATAAATCTTTTTTTAATATTGCATTTCCTGTTACGGATAAGTTATTCAATGATGTATCTTGTGTTACTTCGATATTCGGAACGGAGAATTTTCCGCCGAGCGTTTTAAACTCTTTTGCGGTAACAGTCCCGCCGGCACTTACATTTTTTCCGACAGTTATATCACCCGTAATGCCGGCATTATTAGCGACACTGATATCTCCGCCGACAGTTACATCGCCCTCAATATCAGCGTTGCCGCCGAAACTGTTAAGTATTCCGATTTGTATGCGTTCGCCCGACGACGTGATAAGATAGCCATAATCGGTATGGAGTAACAGTTCGACATTTTTTTGTTTTGTAATTCTAAGCGATTTTATTTCGAGCGCGCCGTTTACGGCAGCGCTTTCGGCATCAACGCCGGTTATTTTATCCTGTTCATCGGTCGGATTTACGACAAAAAAAGAGCTTGCAATATCGCTCATTACGGATTTTACATAAAAAAGCCCTTTGATTATCGATGCCGCCGAAGTCAGAATAAAATTAGCGACTTTCATCGCAAGATGAGCCGCTCCATTGATTCTGCGATAGTGAATATATTGTGCTGTCTCATTGTCCGCCTCTTCAAGCGACGGCTCGTTTCCGATTCTGAATTCCTCGTTCGTCAAGTCGAGTAATACATTCGGTTTTGTTTCTCCGGCCTTTATATTCGACTGTAATGTACCGCTGGTAATCTTCCCGATATCCGCACTTATAACGGAGAGATTTTCCACATAGAGTTTTTTATAGTGTTCGTGCGAATGCACAATATCTGCAATATCAGTACAAAGCGCTATAACTTCTACGTTCTCAATCGGCTCACTGTTTCCGGCTTCGTTTTCCGCTCGTATACGGAAAGAATATTTTGTGTTGACGTTTTTATTAGTCGATTGTCCGAGCAGCGGTAACAGCTGGGTATATTTTGTTCCGCTTGTAAGCCATTTTTGAGATGCTCCGTTACGATAGGCAAGCTCATTTTTATGCGGATCATCTTTCGTGTTTGGCTCATACCATACCGTATCCGCTGTGCACGATACATCGGGCGAATGAGCTTGATCGGCATTCCCGATTCTTTTTATTTGCACGCCGTATCGTAGGTTCCCGTAGACAACACGATTATCACTGCGGGGCGGGATTGCAAACGTGAGAATAACAGCCCGACCGACGACTTCCTGTTTGACAATCGGTACACCGATCTGCCATGTGCCGTAATTATCGAGATCGATAAACACGGCATCGCTCCATTCGGATTCTTTCCCGTATACGTTTACGGCTCGCACTCGTATCGACCACACTGTAAGATCGGATGTTTCGGGGTACCCGTCGACCTTACGATTAAAGACATAGGTACATGCCGCCCCTGTCGTTTCAATAGTTGAGCTCTGGGCTCCTTTTATAATTTCCCAGACATATTTTTTTATCGTATTTCGTAAACCGTCGGATTGTGCGCGGCATTTGATTTCGATGCCGTCTTTATCCGCTGTCGCCGTAAGTCCTTGCGGTTTATCGGGTTTTCCGATAATGGTATCGCCGCCGAGCAGTTGATCGACCGTGAGCGTACCCGTCGGCACGGGAGCAGACCACACGCCCTCGTAAATCGTTCGTGCAGTCTTCGTCGACATCCACATACTTTTTGCCGTTGCAATTCTGTGCCATCCGCTCGACGATCCGTCACCGGTCGGGAAGTCGGGGATTGCCGTTCCGTCGTGGAAAGTCGTCCACGTCTGCCATCCCGATAAATCGACACGTCCCGAATCGACGGCCGACGGTACGTCCGTGATATTATTTTTGAAATCGGGTAAAACGAAATTCGGATCATCGACTGCGAAGATCTCCGGTGCATATTCAACGCACGTTATATCTGCCGAGAGATTTTCACCTGCCTGTATATCCGTAATGATTAAATCGATCGCTTCGTTCCCCTGCGTCCCGAACGCGAATAAATCGCCTTCGCGCGGCCCGTTGTTTTCGGAAACCGGTAATTGAAATAACACTTCGTCGCGGCTGCCGGCGATTGTCCGAAGCTGTATGAGCATACAGCTTCCGTCGCTCTTTCTGATGCGTACGGCATATTGTTTTCCCGTTTCCATCGGGATCATTTCATCGGTTTTCATGCCGATAATTTGTCGAGCGTCGTTTTTAATAAGTTCGGTAATTCGACCCTGCGTAATTCCGGCGAGTGCGATGTCGCCTGCATATTTGATCCAGTCGCCTTTCATCGCAAGCAGATATTCAAAGTCTGCCGAAAATTTATGTACTATGGGGCGATTTTTTGTAACGGCATATTTATACATGCCGAGTTTACGCGACTGCACGCTGTCGGTAACGCCCCAAAGCTGAACGTCCTGCATCGTCTCGGGCTCTTTGATACGGTTACCGTCGGGAGTGTTATAAACCTGTAATTTATTTTTCGCAAAACCGGCGTCTTTATCGACAAATTGCAGCGCAAGCGAATCGGGTATGTCAGCCATAACGAGCGTTTCCGCATAGCCGTGTGAATTACGGGGTGTAAAAAGCTGTACGAATCCGTCCCGTGCGATATCCTGTACGACGGTCATTTTGCCGTTTGACTTAAAAATATCGGTACGGCAAGTAGAGGCGATCGCCGAAAGGAGACTGCTTACCGGCATCGATTCTGCGACATATTCATTACAGCCGTAGCCGTGAGATGCACACCACGTATACAGTTTTTCAAAAGCCCGCCAGTCGATTTCATTCTTCTCGAGCTTCTGCTGAGAAAAATCCCCGCGAAGTACATACAATGCCGCCGATGCGGGATTATCCGTCAGCCGCATTTCCCATGCGGCTTCTCCGCTCCCGTTTCCCGTATATACGGGGAGCTTCGATTCGGAAACAAAGTTCAGCTGCTCGACGATATTGTTGAGTTTTTCCGATGCTTTTATTTTAAGACCGATGAGTGTTAATCGCCGGCATTTTTCTTTGCTTACCGGCGCTTCGTTTTTTATCGCCCTGATCGAGCCGACGTATACGGCATCGACGACTTTCGAATCCGTACTGTCGCCTGAGAGACGGGATATTTTTACCGTCCATCTGTCGGCACTAAGTCCCGTCTTATGTATCGCATAGCGCTTTGTTTTAAGCTCATGTCCGTAAATCTCATTGCTTCCGGCAGAAAAGAATCCGAGTGGCTTATATGCGCTGTCGTCTTCATCTGCCTGTTTATACCACGCGCCGAGCGTGACGGAGGCTTCTTCGACTTTGCCCTTGTCGTTATATTTACCGAGCCCGTTATAAAAAAATACGTCGACATTGATTTCCGTCGTCCCCGCCGGTGTCGTTCGGATAACAGAGCCGTCCTGTCCCTCATCTGTCTTATTTTTTAATAAGCTATTGATTTGTATTTCGTGCACGCATTTTTTTATGAGCGGCGGCGTATCTTCTCCGTATGCAATTTTCATCTGTAAGAGCTTATCCGTACCGGCAAGGACTTGCTCGATACTGCCTGACGCCGAATAATCTTTCAAAAGCGTTTCGTCGATTTTAATCGTATTTTTGTCGATAAGCTGATCCTTTTGACCTGCGCAAAAAAGCTGATAGAGATATTGACTGCCGTCGGCAGGATCGACCCATGTATAAGATGAAGTTGCAAGGTCTGCATAGATGCGACGGATACCGAAAAGGAACGGGATATAACCGAGCGGCCGCATTTGATTTCGGCTGCCTCTTATTGACGGATCCTGTTCGGGTTTTTCCCGCTCATTAAGGGACGGGATTTGCATGTTGTACAGTACAATTCCGCCCGCAAGCATGCCGATACCCGATCCGATGAGTGCTGCCCCAATACCGGCTCCTATACCTGTCCATGAAGTCGCAGCTGCGATAATGACACCAAGCGCAACGAGAATGCCGCCGCCGACTTTCATGCCGTTTCCCATATCCTGATTATTGCCTTCGGGGACGAGTTTTATATACACTCGATCGCCGTCACACGGGACTGTTGAAAAGTCGGTGATCACCGTATCGCCGACGAGTACGCGCCATCCGGTATTGACGGCGTGAAATGTGTCAATTTTTTTTAGAATTTCCGCAATCGACTGTCCGGGTGCGACGTCAAATTCTTTACGATCGGAAGAGAACGGATTAAGAAGCGCAGTTATTTTTATCGACACGATACCAACCCTCGATCAGTAATGTAAGCACCGGCCGCGAAAGTCGCTCACACGCGACGCCGGTTTTACTCATCGCATGAATTATAAAGTCATCGCCTGCATAGAGGGCAACGTGCGACGGGAGTCCCCGCATCTTGAGCAGCGCAACCGCTTTTTCTTCCGGCTTCGATATTTTTTCTCCGCATAAAAGCGGCACGTATTTTTGAAATAAAGATCCAGTTTCGGAAATATCGAGTGCGTTATCGTACGTATTTGATAAAAGCGGCAGATTATATCCGTATTCGTTATTGAGGATGAGCCTGACGAGACCGTAGCAGTCGACGCCGCGTTTGTCGCGTCCGCCGGATAAAAACGGGATCCCGACGTATTTTTGAGTCCATGCGTACATCAGAAAAACATCCCCGGAAAATCATCCGGCGAATAGGTGAGCGACGTGAATTTACGGTCGTGCATATATGCGTCGTAGAGCTCGCCCGTTATTGCATCGACTGTTGCCGTAACGTTTCGAAGTACGAAGTGCAGCGGCCCCTGCTCGTAGGTGTCGGGTGAAGTTGACAGAACGACAGCAACATCGGCCGTTATCGGTTTATTAACGGCTTGCTTTATGATTTTATAAATCGAGAGGTCGGCATTGTCGATACTGAGGCGGCACGATTTGTTTCCGCCCTCGCTTTGGTCGGGTAGGAGTGCGGTAAATCCGCACGGGATGAATTCAGTCCCTTGTGATGTTATCGCCTGTTTATCATCGCAGACATGTAAAACCGCATCCCCATCGACATTGATTGTCACCAGCGTTACAAATACGGCCGCCGTTTCGGGCGCAGTCGCCGCCGCGACCGCATCGGCGCTCAATCTTTTTTCAGCCATGTAATTTCTCCACGCTTACTGCAATCTTCCAAAGTCCCTCGATCGGTTCTTCGCTGTAGTCTTCGGTAAAACGAAATTCCGCCGGCTGTAAAGTCTGCGGATCTTTCATCACAAATCGTAACGCACCGTCAGCGATTACATTTCTATACCACACTTCAAACAGCTCGCGCTGTTTTTCCGTGACGACGATCGAGCCGGTAAATACTTTTGTCGAGACGGTATACCGTCGTCTGATTTTATCGGGGCCTGCATCCATCTGCGTGCGTACGACCGAACTTTTTCGTTGTGCGCTCAATCCGTCGAGCCGTAACACTTGCGGTAAACCTATAGGCCATGTAAGAGATGTCATGTTACACTCCTTGCGCTTTTATACCGTACCGCGCCGAAAGCGCTTTATCAGCTTTACCGGATGAGATATGTCCGTTTATCAATGTCCCGATAGTCACTTCGAGCTGCCGCTGACCGTCATCTCCGACCGTTTCCGTTGCCGAAACTTCTTCCGTCGAATAATTGTTGATCACGACGCGGAGCGCAAACTGCATGCCGCCGATTCCCGATGCGTTTACGCCGAGAGAGCCGTCAGCGCCCCGCGAGAGCGGCATAATGGCTTCCGGCCCTGCTTCTCCCATAAGACCGAGTCCGAATCCTGCGCCGGATGCAAAACGAAAGAATGTCGGGCTTTGTACGATCGCATTCGTAAACGTACCGCCTTTCGCGAACGGGAGCGCACCATCCGTATCGTAGACACCCCCGAGCGCATTTGCCGACGCGCTGTCGTCCGATGTGCGCCCTTTAACAAAGCCGCTGATCATAGCCGAAGATCCTGCGGCGGCTATAAAGCCGAGTCCTATCGGCCACATGCCGTTTGCGATGAGCTGTAAGCCTGCCTGCAAAAACATCATCGGAAGCTGATCGAGAATCGTCTCGGCCATATTTGCAAGGGCCTGCTGAAGCGACTCTCCCGCATCGCTTCCTTTACCGAGCGCTTCGCCGAGCGACTGGAAACCGGTTATCGCAGAATCAAACGACATCGACATAAGCTCCGTTCCCATATTTGCAAGGACACCCGCGCTTACTTTATCGAGGTCGCTGTATTTCAGGATAAGCTCCGTAAGCCCTTCCTGCATCGTATCCGTCCAACTTCTGCCGGCATTTTTCAGTTTTTCATATTGATCGTATAGCCGTGCGGCTTCTGTTATCTGTGCTTCCGTCGCACCGTTTGTCTTGAGCTTTTCAATGTACAGTTCCTTTTCGGTTTTTGTAATATCGGCGATTTTTTTGTTAAGTTCATCGAGCTCTTTTTCTCCGTACACCGCACCCTTTGCCGCTTTCAGCTCGCCGTATTTTTTTATCAGTCCCTGTATTATCTGATCTTCGATTTTAAACGATTCGTTTATGGTACGCGGATCGATTGTTAAAAGCTCCGACAGTTTTTTCTCTACTTCGTCCTGTTGCTTTTCAAGAGCCGATACTAAATCAAAAGAATTGCCGAGGAGAGAGCTGATTTTTTGATCACTCTGTAATCCGTTGCTGAGACCTTGTATGTACAGCTCGGCCGCTTCTTTTCCCGTACCGAACGCATCGGCATCGATCTTCAAAATATCGGAAAGCCATTTTTTCCACGATTTTTTCTCCCCGTCTCGGAGCTCGCTCATCTTTTTTCTGATCTCGTTTTCGATGTAATCGAGTTCCTTTTGCGCTTTACTCGTATCGATGATAGTCCCGTCGGTATCTTTTACCGGCTTTAAAAGCTTTGCACGCTCCGCGGCGATTTTTTCAAGCTGTTTTTTATATTTTTCGAGCTGAATCACCGGATCGTCTTTTCCGAGATTTTCATATTTCTGTGAGATCGCAAACATGAGTTCGTTGATTTCATTGAGTGCATCTTTTTCATCCGCTTCGGTCTTTGCCTGTTTTTGTAATGCCGCCGACGCATCCTGTGCGCGCTGCTTTTCGGCGATCCAATACGCCAGATTCGCCTCAGCTGCATCTTTTTGTTTTCCTGAAAAAATGGTGAGCTGATCCTGATAATGCCGTATCTGTTTTTCAGCTTCGGCGATTTTGTCGTTATCGGTTAAGGACGAATACCATGCATCAAATCCGCCGCTATTCGATACGGTCATCGCTTTTGTAAGCGATTTAAAGGTATCGGTAAGCCCTCCGAGCATCGTCTTCAATCCGCCGGAAGATGTTGTCGTCTGTGCGATTGCCGTCGCAAATTCACCGAATGAACTTTTAACATCGTTCCAAGAATTTTTTATCTGTTCGCCTGCGACCACACCCGCTTCCGCAGCTCCTCCGAAAGTATTTGCAAGTTCATCGAGGATGATTTTCTGAGCGCCTGCGATATCGCCCGTATCGATCATATCCTGCATTAGTTTTTTCTGTGCTGCGGAAAAATTAAATCCCTGCTTACGAAGCGAATCGATACCGTTGATCGGATCGTCGAGCGCTTTGCCGACCGACTGCGCCGCGCTTGAGAGATCCGTTTTCATAACGGTCGCCATATCGAGGATCGCTTTCGTCGCCTGCGTAAAATTATCGCCTTTGATATTTTTAAATCCGAGGAGTACGGCTTGCATAGATTCGATCGTGTCGGCGCTGTAGTTTGTCACGTCCTGCAGTGACTGCGCCATCGAGTCGAGATCGTTGACGCTCGTCCACGCGGCCGCTCCCGTCGCCGTTATCGTCGAGCGGAGTATGTCGAGCGCCTGTTTATCCTGCTGGTACGCCGCAACCGATTGCCGCGTAAAATCGATGATGGCTTTTGCTGAAAATCCCGCCGCGATAGCTTTCCCGAGCTGTTTGAATTCATTCGAACTCGCTTTCGTCTGCTTATCCATGCGGCTCATTTCTTTGATCGCCTTATCGACTTCGGCAGTGACAAGTACGCGAAGCTCTTCTTCCGTAACGGGCATATCCGCTCCTCGTTAATAATTATTTTTCAGCAAAGGCTTTAAAATGCGCCTTTTCATCGTCGAATAATGTTACCAGCTCGAGCAGCATTCTCGGCTCTGCGAGGTAGCCTTTTCCTTGTGGCCAGCCGTATTGCTTTATGCGTGCGTAGGTATCGACAAGCGTAAAAAACTCTTGCGTCATGTAGGATGCGATATCTTTTCGTTTGATTCTGATGTAGCCGGTTTCGGATTCCGGCCATGCGATTTTTTCGCTCATCTCGCAAAACTCCGCCTCCCACGCGGGAGGCCAGAGAGATGAGAGAATGCACTGAAGCGCTATGCGATATTCTTTTTTTTTGAATCGGTGATCGTGTCCGACTGCACTTCGACGACGATTGCGCTGACAAGCTCTTCGGTACCGTAGGCACGGCACTCGGCAAGAGCTGCTCCGTCGGCAATAACACGTTCGACTTTTTTGCCGTCTTTGCCGACGGTTTCGACGCTCATATTCTTTATTTTCCCGACACAGTTGCGCAGGATATAATCCGCGTCGACTTGCATTTTAAGCGTAACCTTTTTGAGCTTTTTGACGACGCGCTCGTTGCCCGCATCATCTACCGGCTGATCGTCGCGATAATATTCACGCGTCGCAACCGTCGTTACGAACTCTTTTCGCATATAGCCGGTCGGACGGATTATCTCGACCGCAAGGCGCTCGTGTTCGGGCTTTGAAAGATTATCCTGTATGTCGGGATAAAACTCATAGCGCGGCTCTTCGGTAAAAATCATAACTACTCCTTGACCTTGTAGTAGATGACGCCGGGAAAGTTTCCGCCGTCAACCTTGTATGCGAACGAAAAGCTCTGCTCGCCGTCAAGCGGCTTGTCTTTTGTGAGACTTTCGACGATGACGGGAAAATGTTCCCATACCGCCGTTTCGCCGACGGTTTCGGTTTCGCGTCTCGAAAGCATATAATCCTGATGCTGCTTTTTGGCAGGAAGCCGCGTGACGTGCGTACCGTCATCGATCGTGATTTCCTGAAAATTGTTGAGCAGCTTCCGCTGCGCTTCGCTATCGGTTTCGAATGTGCCGGTGATCGTCCCGCTTCCGTCGGAAAATGCACTCTCTGCCCATTCGCGGATTCCGGACTCGACGTTTTCCTGCGTCGAAATATCGACGCTCGATCCTTGCAGACTGTTCGGTACATCTTTCACGAAACCGACGAGTGTAAGTTCGAGCGGGATCACTGCATCGCCTGCGGCAAGCGCTTGTCCCTTCCACAGGTGGACGATTTGTCCGACTTTGATGCTCTCGCCTCCGGCGATGCCGCTGTCTTTTGTCGGGAGCGAGCTTGCCGATGACGCGATCGATTTGATTTTATAAAATCCGCTCTTATCGAGCGTGACACTCGCTCCTCCTGTCACCGCTTCTTTAAATGCGATCGAATACAACTTTCCGTCTTTTCCAGCCGGTTTCATACCTACCTCCTAATCAGTCATCAATCAACGATATCGGATAACTTATCCGGATCGTATAAGGAGCGACGTAAGCGCAAGGCATACCGCCGTTTTCCTCTCCGTCAGGATACTCCAAATACGGCGTCCCTCGGCTCGTCCAGTGAGCGCACAGCGTTTTGCCGTTTACGGTAATCGGCATATTGTCTTGCTCGATTTTAAGAAATCTCCGCTTCGCCTTTGCCGTTTCAATCGCCCATGTAGATCCCGTACCGCCCGATCGATATTCGGCATTTATATACAAGGTTTCACTGCCGTTTCCGCACTCCGTGATATCTTGAAATACAAGGACGACATGTCCCGTTGCAGTCTTTGACTTTTGCGGCAGCAGCACCGGCTCGAGATTGAGTTCTTTCCGTATCGCATCACATAATGCATCAAACAGTTTTTGCATATCAGCCCCTCTGTAAAATCACTTTTTCGACAGCACGGTCTTTACCGCATCGCCCCATATCTTTTTTATCGCTTTCCGTGCTCCTTCCGTAATCTTTACAAACGGACGAGCCGGAATAGTCACCTGTTTTTTTATAATAAAAACTGCAAACGGCGAGCCGTTCTTTTTTCTTGCACAAAAGACTTTTCCCGTTCGAAAAAACGAATAGCCGTCTCCTTTCATCGCCGCTATAAGCGCGCCCGGAGACTGCGCGTTGTACTTTCGGTATAAACGGCGTGTATTTGCATTTGCCGGAAGCCACAGACCTTTTCCTTTCGCCGTAATCACGTCTCCATGCTGTGATACTTTCGCCTGTTTTTTATTCGTTCCGGCGCTTGCCCAATCGGTACCGGAGTGAGCTGCAATCGATGCCATAAGCTCGCCGTTATCGCGGAGCGTTTTAGTTCCTCCTTTGACTTCGACCGTAAGCGGAGCATTCGGCGGCGGGACACCCCTATTGATAGCTCCGATTATTTCGTTACTCATGATGACCGACATACGCCGCATTACATCGGGCAAGCCGTTTTTAAGCGTTCGCATCACTTCTCCCGTCTCTCGCGGCTTTTCTACGATGCTAACTCCCATAGTGCCGATCCAATACATTGCCGTTCGGTTTTTTTATCACCGCGACGCTCGGCCCGCTTTCGTCCGTACTGCCGTTTTTTGTTATAATCGGCCCGTAACTCGTTCGGATTATGATATCGAGATCGCTTTGCTCTTTATCCGCCGTCTCGTGCATTCCGTTAAAGAGATAAAGCTCAACCCTTCCTCGCTTTAAGACGCACATACGGCAGAGTTCGTCATCCTCGTCGTAAGCATTCCCGGTCGAAAGAATGAGACCCTTTACAACCATACGCGCCCGCTCGACACACCGCGCGGCAATACCGTCGTCGGTAAATGTCAGTGTTTGATAATCCTGCGGTGTCAGCTCGTGTTTTAAATCCGCTGCGGTAAGTATGTCCATAGTGCCTCCGATAAAAAAAGGGAGCGGACTGTAGCGATCCGCTCCCTGTATCATACGGCGTTATCTGCGCTTTACGGCTTTCCCGTACGGGTTTACTCCGCTTTGAATTTCATCAGCGCGATACCCTTCGTGTTGATGAGCGGGAACGGCTTTGATTTCACATAGAGGTTTGTACCTCTGTGATCATCGCGCTCGGTCGTGAAAGCGTAGAGCGGAGTCGCTTCGCGCTGCACCGTATCGTCGATGCGCAAAAAGTCGAGTTCCTGCCCTGCGTTTACGGCGCGCACGAGCAGTTCACTGTCGGCAAGCATGTGTTTTGTGACGCTCGTACCGCTCGTGTTGATATCGGTATACGAGTCGTTATCGCGCAGCACTTTGTAGCCGCCGATGTCGATAAAACCATCTCCCGTCGTAACGGGGAATTTCGTCTGATTTGCAGCAAGCGATACAATAAACTTGTAAACGTTCTTCGCGGCGATGAATTCGACTTCGCCCCCGATGCCGTTTGCCGCCGGTACTTCGGCAAGCTGCTCGAAGCTGTCGATAAGATCCGCGAGGGCAAGCTCGGACGCCTTTTTGCTCGAGCTGATGGATTTGACGTCTCCGTAATCGACTTCGTAGCGGACAAGGTTCGGCCCTGCCTGCATCATGTAGTCGATTTTTCCTTTGTGCGCCTGTACGCACAGTGCTTTCGTTGTGTTATGTACAAGGCGACCCCAACGAGTAAGTTTTTCGTCGATAAGCTGCTGTTTGCCCATCTTTGTAGCGAGCTCGTAATCATCGGTTTCGGTTGCGGAAAACATATCGTCGATTTCAATCGGCTGGGGTTCGATGTACAGCACATCCGCTGCCATTTTCGGACGGAAGCCAGTACTTCCTCTTTTGATGACGGGAATATTGCCGACCGTCGACTTGATGTCGCTTACGGCGAGCTTTATCGTGTTTTTGTTTTTCGCTGTCTTAAAATAAAGGCGCGCATTGCTCGTCTCCGCGGGAAACGCCGTGATGATGCGCACGATGTCTTCAGGATTGATAATAATCATACATATACCTCAAAAAATTAATAATACAGAGGCACCGAAATTCGATGCCTCAGCTTTTATCGCATGTCGCCTGCAAACGACTGCGTGACAAAGATACCGATGCTGCCGAGCTTTTTCACAAGCGTATCGGACGCAGCTTTCGCGCTTGCGCCGGACGCATCGATAAGCCGTGCGCGGACAACGACCCCGTGAAATCCCGCATGCGCGAGTCCCGTGCTGCCGTCCGTATCTTCGGCAAGGATGCACGCGGGTGTGTCAGCATCTGCCGCCGGTTCGTACGTTCCGCCTGCCGATACTTTGAGTATCGTACCCGCCTGATACGTTTTGTTTTTGTTTGTAAGCTGTACCGGCAAGAGCACTGCCGGATGCTGCGTCGTAAACACGCCGCGATCTCCCGTTGCGACGGTCACTCTTTCGCTTATCATAATAACCTCCCGAATGGTATGTATACTTATGCCGCTGATCCCGCGTCACATTTTTGCCGCAAGCGCATTCCAGTCGACGCTCTTGCCGCTCGGATCTTTTGCATCGGAAAAATCCGAAGATCCCGGTGTAAAGACTTGCCGCGTCAGATTGCCCGCATCTTTAAATCCCGCATCGAGGACATCCGCGAAAAGGTCGAGTGCGGAAGTTTTTTTCGTTTCCGTACCGTCGGCAAATTCGCATTCGGCACGATCGGCAAACTGCCCCGCAAGCGCCGTTACTTTCGGCATAAGCGATGCGGGAATTTTTCCCGACACTTTGCCGATGAAGCCGTCGATGCGCGCTTTGCGATTTTCCGCTTCGAGCTGTTCGCACCGTTTTGTGATGTCGGCAAATTCGCCGGACTTTTTGGCTTCGGAATCAGCTGCGGCTTTTGCCGTAGCCTCTTCATCCTTTTTCTTTTTTTCGGCCGCTTCTTTGAGCTTTTTGTTTTCCGCTTCAAGCGCCTCCATCTTCTTTTTTTCCTCTTCGGTCATACGAGCCTCCTCATAATCTATTCGATCGTTGAAATTAATAACCTCGACCTTGTCGCCGTCCGCATAACGGCTCTCCGTCATAAGCTGTTCAAGCCCCGGTATCTTCGGCGGTACGGCTCCCGTTATCGCAAGCGAGTGAAGATATCGCTTGCCATCGCTCGCCCGGCGGGGTATCGTTACACTCCAACCTTTATAGACACCGCTTCCGTCGCCGTTATCATAGAGCGCATCGAGTGCCGGATGTAGCAGCACTTCTCCGACAAGCACCTGCTCACCGGGATGAGATGCATCGTCGTAGATACCGTCGATCGCAAGTACGTCGCCGAACTTCGGAAAATTATCTTTGTGTGCGCCGTCGTGTCCGATCGTCACCGGTCGGGTCGGAGTAAACGTATCGACGATATCCTCTAAATCTTTTTTCGTAATCGTCGCGCCGTCCTGCCCGAATGTTCCGGTACGACACAGCTGCCATGTCCGTATTTTTTTCATACATCCTCTCAAAAGATAGTTGATGCGCCGCGAACGGCGCATCAAAACATTACGATTTGTCTCCGTCTTTGCGGATGAGCAATGCCCGGATCGCAAGCAGCAGCAGACCAAGCCCGCCGACGACTCCGAGCCAGATGCGGATCCACAAAGGCGCAAACATGACCGCGACGCCAGCCGCCGTGATTATGAGTACAATACCCATAACAAGCGACCAGACGCTTTTCAAAAGCTCGATTACTTTGTTCATAAAGCCTCCTCGCATGTTGCGTTTACGGCATCATATCACGACGGCAGGATGACGCGGCAAAGCGGGGAAAGCGTGAAGTATGCAGGTTTTGAAAAAACGGCACAGAATGCGCGGATTTTACAGAGAACGGCAAATTACTCGGCTTTTAGTGTGTGGGGGCAAATTCACCGCAATTCACCGGTGAATGAGATATTTTCAAAGGGTTGTACAGGTATGATTTTTCGGTATTTGCGTGATAGACGATTTAAAATAAAAAACGCCCCGAAAAAAGGGCGTTAATCAATACTATTACGCTATTCTTTTTGCCTGCTGAAGAATCGGCAAGTCTTCAGGTAATACAAGCCAGCCGATTTTTTTTGTTATTTTATGTATCGTAATTGTAGGCATTTGCGGCGGCTCGAACGCGGCGTCTTTCTCTGTGTAATGCACATAATAAAAATCTTTGTCTTCGAGAATAGCAGCGATGTCGTATGAGAATTGCTTTTTGGCAATTTCTTTTATTTCGTCAATCGTCATGGCAGTCCTCCTTATATGTGCGTACAACATTTTAAAATCAGCTCCGACACTCCCAACGTATCCATTCGTCCAAAAAATGTCAAGCCTTTTTCACATTTGTTAAAGAAGTTCTCTGCATCCCGTTTCGGATTTTGCGGATCATAAAAAAAAGTTTTACCGTTATGTTGCTCTGCGACAAACACATGCCCTCCGGATATTTTTCCTGTCCACTGAACATAGACTGCGGCACGAGCTCCGTCTCCCCATAATCCCATTTGCTTTTTTATCTGTGTCTTTCCATTGCCCGTTTTACATTTGATGGGATTAAAATGTTCCAGAACATGTATCCAATTATTCCCGCTTGCAATATCATCATGCCCCTTGATTGCACCAAGAGCAGTAACCATATAGCCGCGGCGTCGCATTTCCCATGTAAGTACGCAGCGCTGACAGTTGTTTGTATATTCCCAGTTTGATATATTGAATTGCGGATTCACCGCGCGTAAATCTTCGTCGATACTATATACACGCTCTTTTCTATCAAAATTATCATAAATGTATGAAGATGCGTCTTTTCCGATCAGCTTTTCTCGAGCAGCTTCTATTTCTCTTTGTACCCCGTATTCAGCGGCCCGTTTTGCCTGACTTTCAAGCTCCCGCCACCAGTCATCGTTTGCAAGCGGATATCTTCCGAAGCCTTTTGCCGTATGTCCCGTTTCGGTCGGACGTGTAAAATTATCCGGGAGTTCGTCTTCATCGTAAATTCCGCGCACGGTCGATCGACAGTTAAAATGTAACGGCGGCCAATGTGTTTCCCAAAACGGATCGTCCGGCGGAAGAATGACGCGGGAAGTGGCATAGGGCTTACAGATATCGCTCGTGCGCGTATCGTCGATAGCGATAAATTCAAATGCGAGCGGCGGTACTTCATTAAGCTCGATCGCACGGCCCGTGTTATATGCTGTTTGCATATTCGTCCGGTAGACTGTTTCCCAATACCATCCGGCATTCGGCCCCATACCGACCTTATCGAGGAGTTCGTCATTCGTCAGTTTCAAAAAATCTTTAAGCGTTCCGCCGGCAGTTTCATTTTGTATCAATGCACTGTTGATGCGTTTTAAAAGATCGCCGTCTGCAACACGGCTTGCCGTAAATGCGCGGAACTTCATTTTATCTGCAAGCGCATCATAATCAGTTTTTGTCAGCACATCGCGTTTTTTAAGATAGGCGACCGCTTCATCGAACGGCAGCGTGTCGATATCGAGAACGTCGTCAAAATTATTTTTCCGCGACGCCGAATCGATGCCGGATAAAAGCGATTTAATAAAAAGCGTTGCCGCAGCGCTCACCGCGGAGAAATCGCACGGCAGAACGCTTTGTGTATTTTTTATATCGGGATTTTTTTCGAGTGCTTCGAGATACTCCCGCAGCCGGACGCCGACGCTTTCGGAAATAGCGAGCCATCCTTTCGTTGCAAGCACATCAAGTTTTTTCGACCGCAGCCGCTCGTGCTTTATGTGTGGAGCTGCGTCCGCGAAAAAAAATCGTGCGCCTCGTCCGAAAACAGCATCGGACTTTGCTGTACACGGATAAAGCTGTCCGCATCGTCTTTCGGTTTCGGTACGTGGATTTTGTTATAGATCGCCGAAAGACTTACCGGTACACCTCGGTCTATCGCATCGCGGATCGTCGCCCAGTCTGCAAAGTCGGACGAATCGATGTCGTACGACGGCACCGCTTCTCCCGGAAAGTTCAGTTCGCAAAATGCCTGCACGAGACGCTGATCGACCTGTTGTACCGCGTAGGCATCGCCTTTGATGATCGTGTCGAACGTGAGCGTATGCGTATCGCTTTGCGCGCGAGTGCCGTATTCGGCCTGATTCGTCGCAAGCGACTGCGCCGTCAGTGCATACGCGATTTCCGCATTACACGTTTCGACGATTTGATTGAAGTCGTTGATTTGCGACTGGATCACTTGTATGCTTTGAATGTTTGCAAATGCGCCCGAGCTTCCGCCCTCCCACTGTTCGAGCGCATTCGTCAATTCCTTCGCGCGCTTTTTCGCCTGCTCTTCGTTCTTTGTCTCAAAGAGTGCGAGTATCGAGGGACATCCGATCTTTTCCGCCGCTGTCGCCCAAAACCGTACTCCTAAATTTTTGAACTTCCAAAAGATGTATGCAGCCCGAAGCGTCGGTCTGCCCCAAAGCGTAAGGTTTCCGTCGTCATTTCGATGCAGAGAAAATTTCGTCGGATCCGAAAGCGAAATTCCGAGTGAAGTAATAACGGGAGTGCCATACGGCACATCGGATGATTGCGGAAACGAGAGCGCCGTACGCGGGATCGGGAGAAAACCTTTCGGCACATACATTCCGCTTTCAAACGCCCAAAGGTTTTCACAAGCGGCGATCCCGTAGGGCACTGCATTGAGCATGATATTATTTAGCGCATAGAATACATTGAACGTCAGGTATTTTTCGCACGCATCATCGACAGCTTTATTGCCGGTTGCCGTAAGACTTCCGTACATCTGGAGCACTTTATTTTTCCGCTCCTGTACGAGCGATTCTACTCGTCCGTCGTTCCGCATCTTTTCAAAAATCGTCTCGCGCTCGCCGATATCATTAAGCCATGCCGACGTATCGTCGATATAACCTGCGACCATGCGAAACGAGGAGAGATCTATAATTTGTCCGGTAACGGATTTCGTTCGTGCCATAGTGTATACCTCACATCACAAGTATTAAATCCGCTGTTTCCACGGATCTTTTCTGCTCGTAACTTCGAAAACGGGTTCGGGGTCTGCCGCGCATTCGCGCCACGCGCAAACTGAAAGCAGCGCCGCGCTCGCCGCATCCCCGTGCCGTGTACCTTTTCCGTCGCGGTCTCCCGTCCGTATAGGCGGAATATACGGTATCCCGTTTTTGAGCGTGACGATTGCAAAATCGCCTTTTATGACATCGTCGTCGGGGACGGTAAAATCTTTCGATTCCATAAGCGCATGTAAGTCCGCCCCGTACTTTCCGTACCATGCAGCATTCTCCATAACGCAGATAATCGCGCCCGGATGCCGCAGCATCGCATGTTCGGCAAGCTGCTGTCCGTTTCCCCTCGAATCGAGTGCTCCGCCTCCGAATATCTTCCGCTTATCGAGCAAGTCCGTCAGCATATCGCTGAAAAGTTCCTGCTGCTCAAACGGCACGTTTTGTAATTCTATAATCAGTTTCGTTTCAAGGGCGGCGCCTCTCTCGCAGTTAATCCAGTATGTCGTTAAGTCGCCGCTTCGTCCGAAATCGTTTCCGAAAAAGACAAGGTGCTTCAAAGCGGAAAGGATCGGCGCGATTTCCGTATTGAAAAAAGAGACAATGACGTTTTCTTTCACGCTTTCACTTTTGTGGAGAAAATCGTTTTTGCACGATAAGCGTCTGATTACGATGTTGCGTCCGGTACACAGATCGAGCAATCCGCGTCCGAAATAACGGCCGGCGGAAGGGCGCGGGATGACATTGAGCTCTTCGTCTATGTTGTTCGCGTAGATTTCGCGGATCTTTTTTACAAAAGCACCTTCCTTTTTCTTTGTCCACTTTTCGCCGTTACGTTCACATATTTTTTTGTAGAGGCCCGCTTCGACCGCTTCGTCGAACGTCGTACGATGTATGCTCCAGCCTTTTTCACGTCCCGCCCGTGCATCTTTTATTAAAAGGTTGAACGGGTTATCGTCTCCGTTATGCGTCGAGATAACCGAAAGCTGGCCGCCCCAAATCAAAAACGCTTTCGCCGCTTTAAGCACTCCCTCCATGTCGCCGCAAAATGCCGCTTCATCGAATACGACGCGTCCCTGTTTCGAGCGCAAGTTGTATGCGTCACTCGGCATCCCTGCAATTTCATAGCCCGAATCGAAAGTGATGCGGTACATCGTGATATCCTGCTTTTCGTTTTGGATCACGACTTCCTGCATCGCGCTTGCGGCAATATTTAAAATACGGGCGAAAAAGGTACAATCCTGCACGAATTGCCGCGTCATCGATTTGTTGTATGAAAGATAATACGTGTTCATGCCGCCGGCTTCTTGCGAGGCGGCAGATTTAAGCACCGAGTTATATGCTTCCGCCCACGAGATACCGATACGCCGCGATTTTTCGCTGAGCTTTAAGGGGTTTTCGTCGTTGATCCACGCTTCCTGATACGGCAAAAAGATTCCGGGGCTGTCACTCATGCCGTACCCTCTGACCTGTTATCTTGAGCTTGATTTCGGCGATCGTTTCGGCAGAAAGCCCGGCTTTGCGTCCTTCCTCATCGAGCACTTCGGCCGCGCGGAACAATCCCTGCCGGTAGCCTTTTTCATAATCGAGTTTTACTTTTGCGATTTTTGCCTGCGAGTTGGTATTGCGCGATACTGCGCGCAATACGTCTTCGGGGGCGAGCGTCGAAAACGTGTCAAACTTTTTTACTTCCTGTAAAAGTTTTGTCTGGACGATCTGCACCGTCGCTTCGGCAATATCGAGACCGGGAGAGTTTTTCAGTTCGCGGATAATTTCAACCGATTCTTTCGCCGCATCCCGATACGCTTTCATCTGCGATGCGTGCGATACAAGCGTACGCCCGACACCGCTTTTCGATACGTCGTACCCTTCGGTTTTGAGTTTATCCGCGATCTGTATCTGCGTGAGCTTGTCTTTATAGAACATATCGACGATGCGTTCGACAAGCCCCTGCAGCTCTATTTTATTCCGTTTCGGCATCACGTCCCCCTCACGTCGATCTTCCGTTTTATTTCACCGATGCTCTCTTTGATCCAGTCGATATTCGTTTCGAGCTTCGACAATATCATCGCGTTGTCGATTTTGATGCTGTCGATCCGTGCGTCAAGCTGCGACAGTTTTGCATCCATACGCTCTCCGATCATAGAGGCTGATAACGCCGCCTTGTCCGCAGCTTTTTGTGCCGCATCGATTGCCGAATCCGACTTGCCCTTCGCAATACCGATTTTGATCCATGTTCCGATAAAACCGAGAAGCGTAACGGCTCCTGTTGTAATTGCGGCAATCTCTTTAAAATCCATAACGACACACCTCTATCGCTGTGCTAAAATGATGACACCCTCAGTGATCGCTATACCCGCGACGATTGCAATTGTTACCGTAAGCCCCCGAACGAGCTTTTTCCGCATCGCTGATGATTTCGCCAATGCGCGATATTCCTTCCTCAATTCTTCCAGCTGCTCCTTGAGCGTCTGTACTGTTTTTTGTGATTGTATCACCGATTGCTCTGACTTCTCCAACGACTGTAATGCTTCCGTCAATGCGTTCTCGAGCAGCGTGCATTTCTTCTCCAGCTCGCTCGAGTTCGCTTCCTGCGCGATCTGCAAGTTCTTGAGCATGTGTACTTGCCGCTTCATAACGTCGAGTTCGTTCCGTATCTCCGTTATCTGCGCCGAAGTGAGCGTGACACTCTCCTGCGATAACGCCGGCAATAAAGCATAAAGCGCATACAAAAACACGCAGCACATTTTTTTTAATCGTTTCATACATGAGCCGCCTCGCTGAACGCTATTGCATCCTTTACTTCCGATACCGAATTGTTTATAGTATCGTCCGACCTTACTCTTTGTTTTCCACCGGAAAGAAGATTTTCAACGACAGTTTTTACGATAACCTCATAACCGAGCTGAGATACCGCCCAGATGCCGAGCGCATTCCATATCCAACTTCCGCCGCTTCGTCCGAAAGAAAACGCTGCCGAAGCGCCGAGTGCGCAAAACGGCAAGATAAGCGACCATACCCACGACGGAATGACACGCTGTATCGTTTGTGCGACAAATCCTTTTACCCATTGCATGACACCTACGACGATGACCGCTCCCGCACACCATATCCCCATAATTGCAAAATCAAACATCACATACTCCTGTAGATTATTAGTAATACTGACTACGCCTTATACGCGCGTACAATGTGCCCGAATTTATGTGACGCATTGCGCGGTTTCATGATCCGCATAAAGTCCGCGACCGGCATTTCGATATCATCGCCGTTTGCGTTTGCATATTTCGTGCGGTAGTCGCCCCACGGATCGTCGATGATAAAAGATGAGAGTTTGCCCGTGCTGTCTTTTTTGTAGCCGACAAGCGACACGACATGACCGATAACGCGACCCGCCTGCGTCTCAAAAAGCCCCGATACGACAGCCGCTCCGCCTGCATCGATCGCCGCGGTAAAATCGGCAAGGCTCCGGTTTTCGCCGAATACAACCGCCGTCTCGTACGGGGCGAGCAGCCTGCATTTTCGCAAAAGCATATTCGCCCCCGTCGCAAGCAGCGGATGCCACTCGTTCGGTGCATACCTCGACGGCGGATCGATACGGTGCCATTCCCGATCGATCACCGGGTCGGCAAGGATAAAGTGCATGAGTGCGTCTTCCGGTTGTTTATATTTTTCGTCAGAAAACTTTTCGACCGGCCAGCCCGCCGCAGAAAGCGCCGACACCATCGCCGTCACATTGCACGCGCCTTCGGGTTTTAAGACGTTATTGCGCTGAGAGTAGTACGGCTTTCCGAGAGAATTATTATTTTTCATCGTTGCCTCCGGCTATCAAGTGTAACAGGAGCGAACAATGTAACGGCAAAGCCGGAGATGAGTGTATGGATTATATTTTAATAAGACTTCCCTGCAATGCCTTCGGCGGGATTATTTTTGCTATAACGATATGCGGAGGTATATCAATGAGTTCCGTTATTGCGGGTTTTGTTGTCGGTGCCGTCATGGGTACGGTGTGTTTTTGGGTCGGTTATTTTTGCAATAGATTTGTGGAGCGTATCGACGATCTGCACGTCGGTTTCTTTTCGCACGGCCGAAACAAACGCAGTGTAACTGTCGACAAATTGCCGACAAAGGTTTTCGATATCGCTATCGACAGCATCTCCGATACGGATGAGGATGCTTGTTGTTGTACCGATAGTATCGATGACCCTGTCGCTGGCGAACATGGTATATCGCCCGCGGTAATTCATCAAATCAAACGAACGATTCTTAGCGTATAATTTTAAATCTTGTTTGTTTTTTTCTGCGACTTGTATAAATTTGCCCACATCCAGCAGTTCAAAAAGATGTTCGTATACTTCGAGGCGCTTATCCATGAGTTTGAATGCCAGCTCTTTATGCTGCTTTGCATCAAGCATTTTCATTTGAAAGAACTGTCCGATGGCTGCCGTTGTGGCGCTTATCGCGCCGCCGATGATGACAGCTAAAAGTGTTTCCGACATTTTTTATTAGTCACTGTTATTCTATTCCATGATCTCTTCGATCACGATACCTTGCGTAGGCATAGGAAATACTCTGAATGTCCTTATTTCCGTTTCATCTGTAATGTCAACCCGTAACGATCGATTGAACTCTTTGCCTAAATTCAGCACTTTTGCCGATGTAACGCTCAAAAAATGGGAGCCTTTATGTAATCGTATTTTACAAAAAGTGCCGGGCGATAACCGGCAGCAAAATTGTTTATCCACATATAAAAATGCTGAAACAGCCGATCCCATAAATCCGGAATCTCTTTTTATTATAACGTTTCCGGCAGGATCGAACATTGTGCTGTCGCTTACTTTTGTATAATCATCCAGCCCGGCTTTATTTACAGTTGAGCAAGAAAAAAATAATGCAACAATTATAAAACAAAACATAGTTTTTATAATCGGTTTCATCGTGATTTACTCCTTCCCTTTATTTTACTACTGCTCCTCTTTTTCCGCAACGAATATTTTCCGCATCATCGCCACATGAGCCGGTTTTCCTGTATCCATGCAAACACCCGTCCGAAGATATGGAACGTGTCCGCCGTTTCGGGTTTATCGGCATCCAGCGTTTTTAAAAGCTCCGCGTCCCGCAGTTCTTTCGTATGTACCGAATATATCGATATTTTGCGCCCGATCGAATCGAACTTCAGCAGTTTGCAGTAGACATTCCCTTCCAGTGCAAACACGTAAAGATCATCCCTCAACATATCCGTTTCTTTTGCATCGAAAAGGATAATATCGCCGTCGT